ACCCCACTTTGGGAGGGGGGCTGGCTGTATTCCCATCGGATGACCCCCTTCTCGGCGGCGTGGCGGATGTAAATCTCGCCCTTGAACTGCCCTTCTGAGTCCTTGAGGCCGGCACGGCCACGGCGCTTGGTCAGGCCGAACTTGTAGATCGGCTCTTCGCCCTGGCATCGGAAGAGGACGGCGACTTCGCGGAAGTAGTTCGTGAACTCGGAGGAGCCTAGGCCCGCGTAGGCTAGGTCGGCGACGGTGTGGCCTTCCTTGTCGGACGCGGCCTTGGGCTTCCCGGTGTGGTGCATGGCCACAAGCACGGCGCCTGTCTCGAGGAGGATGGGGGCGAGGTCATGGCGCAGGAACTTAGAAGCCTGCTCCTGATCGGAGACGTCGATGCCGGCAAATGAGAGCAGCGGGTCAACGAAGACGATGTCCGCCCGGTGTTCGCGGACAAGGTCGGCAAGGGCGGCGGTGAAGGCCGTGCCTGTGCTGACGGTGTCACGGAAGATGGCTAGGGACTCGCGCAGCTGGTCACGCTCCTGGCTGTCGAGGTATGCCCCAGCGACCACGTCCTGCAAGGCTTCGGAGACGTCGCCCGCGTCATTCTCGGCCTGTAGGATGATGGCCCGAAGGGGTCGGGCTGGCTTGATGCCGAAGAAGTCACGGCCCAAGGCCCAGTGGACGGCGGCCTGCATCATCAGCGAGGACTTGCCTGTGCCGGACTGGCCGACGATCAGGAGGGAGCCGCCCTTACAGAGCCAGCGGTTGCCGAGGACGGTGTTGGGGTCGTCCTTTCGGTCAAAGGCCATGAGGTCGTCGAAGGCCATGCGCTTCGGGCCGTGCTTGACCTTGGCCCCCTTGCGCTTGTCGGCGAGTCGGGCATAGTGCTCGAGCAGGGTGTCCGGGTCGGTGGCCTTGCTGGCGACGAGCGTCGCGTCTCGGAGGATGGCCGCGTCGGCGATGAGCTCGACGTGCTCCGGGCGGTAGGCGTTGAAGCCTGCGTAGGCCGTCAGGTCGGCGATGTCGGAAGGACCGATAGCCGAGCCCATGCGCCGAAGGTATTCGGTGACGGTGAGTTCGTCGGCGGTCGTGCCGTCGACCTGTAGCCCGAGGATCGCTGCGGCGACCTCCTGGTGCTTTGGCTCGAAGAAGTCAGACGGCTTGAGGTCGGCTGGGAAAGGGAGCGCGTCACGGAGGAGGACGCCGAGAAGGTGGCGTTCCGCCGGCACGTTGTTCGGAGGAGTCATGGAAGAGAGGGTTTGGGTGTGGGGGCGTGGGTGCCCTTGGTCAAGATGCTTTGCTGAGGAGTCGGTCGAGGTCGGTCTTGCGGTAGTGGCGACTCAGCCTCGGGATGCGGAACAGCCTGAAGGGGATGCCAGCGTCGTCGATACGGTACTGGATGCCGCGGACGGTGCGGCGGTGCTTGCGGGCGTAGGCGGCGAGCGTGACCCAGCCTTCTGGGGCGACAGGCTTCTCCAGCTCGACGGCCTTGGCGTGGGCATCGGCCCATGAGCGGAACTTCGGGGAGAGGCGGAAGATGAAGCGTACGCTCGAGAGTTTGCGGTACTCGACGAAGCCCGCACGGATCATGCGCTCGAGGGGCAGGCGAGCCCCGGACATGGTCTTGAGTCCGAGCAGCGGGACGATGTCGCGGGTGCGGAGCCAGCCTTCGGGCACGGCGTAGACCTTATCCTCGCGCAAAGCCTGGATGAGCCGGGCAGGGTCGAAGCGCTTCATTTGGACTTCGGCGTGAAGACCTTGAGGTCGGTGGTCCAGACCCAGCGGGAGCCGACGCGGTGGACGAGCCAGACCTTCCAGTCTTGGCCGTCGACCCATCCTGCGGCGAAGCCTGAGCCCCAGCGGGAGGTGGCTAGACGGTGAGAAGCGTAGGCCATGGCATCCTTCTGGCAGAGACAGCCGGCGGAGAAGGAAGCCCCGCCTTGATGCTTGGTAAGGTTCACTTGGGACAGGGTATGCGTGTGGCCGTGGATGAGGGCTCCGCCCCGATCGGCGTAGTGCTTGCCCTGTTCGGCGGTAGCGTTGAGGCCGTGAGCGTAGCCGTGGATGAAGGACACCGGGCCGAGGCGGTAGACGCCTTTCTCTGCGTGGTAGGGCAGGATGGTCTTGGCCCCGCAGCTCTTCGCGGCGGTCTTGATGCGGGCCTCGAGGTCGGCGCAGTAGTCGCGTACCAGGGCGGAGCCGGAGGTATGCTGAAGGGCGACGGCCCGGTGCTCGTGGTTGCCCATCAGGTAGACGGTCGGCTTCGTGCGCTCGAGGAAGGCTTCCCCTTCGGCGATGTCGGAGGCAAGGGACTCAGCGCCTTCGGCATCGTTGCCCACGCCACGGCGGAGGGATCGGAAGTCGAAGCAGTCGCCGAGGTGGACGCGGACGGTCGGCTTGTAATCCTTGATGAACTCGACGAGGGCCTCGACGGCGTTCTCGTCGGCCATGTCGCCGTGGTTGTCGCCGAAGGCTACGAAGCGGGTGGGGGTGCTCATTTGGTAGAGACGTAGGGGATGGGCTTGCCGGAGTCGAAGGCCGCAAGCATCTCGTCACGGCGCTGGCGGGCGACGGCGAGGTCAGGGCCGATGTTCTCGACGATGTCCTTGCCGCGACGACGCAGGCGGAACCACCAGCAGGAGCCCAGACGCTGGAGGTGATGGTTCGGGTTGTCCTTCACATTGCGGTCGGACTTCTTGTGGCCGTGGCAGACGGTGAACTTGGGGCAGGCGGCGAGGAACGCCATGCGGTCAGGGGAGATGCCGATACGCAGGCCCCACTGGATAGTCTCGCGGGTCAGAGTTTCCATGACTTCGCTAGGATGCGTCCTTCGGACATGATCTGGTTGCGGGAGTTCGGCTTGAAGATATACTCCTGGTCGAACAGGTGGGCGGCGCGTATCTCGGCGATGCTGTCCAGTTCCTCATCGTTGGCCGGGCCGATGCCGGCGGTGGAGACGTAGACGGTGCGGACCTTCCAGCCTTTCTCCCAGAGGATGTCCTGGCAGACGCGCAGCTCGTTGATGTAGCGCCAATCTGAGCAGACGACCGTCTCGGGGGAGGGCTGGTCGTGGTGCTTCATCACCGGGCACCAGTTGGCGAAGTGGCGGGCGAACACGTCCTTGTCCAGACGGCGGGCGAACTTGCCGGCGTTGACGAGGAAGTCACGGTTCTCGACCTTGAAGTCCTCGCGGAAGAAGTCGCCCTCGATGCCGAGGTAGTCGATGTACTGGTTCGCGGCCTCCTTGAGCGCGTCGGCGAAGTTGATGTGCTCGGCAGGGCGGGTGGACCACTCCAGCAGACCGCTCGCGAGGGTGTCCTTCCCGGCCCTTGCGAAGCCGCAGATCAGGACAAGGGTGGGTGCGGCCATCGGCGTGGGTGCGTCGGTCATGAGTTAGAAGGGCGGGGACTCGGTGTTCGCGTCAGGCACGACAGGCTTCTGGGAGCCCTTGGGGAACGTCAGCTTGTACTTGAACTGAGGCTTGCCGTTCCACTCACCGTTCGGGATGGCTTCCACGCCGACGAGGCAGGTCTTGCCGAAGGCCGGCTCGCAGTAGGTCATGAACTCGGCGGGGGTGGCGTCGAGGCGCAGCTCCTCGGTGTACTTGCCGGAGAACTTGCCGATGAGCATGGCCAGCGGCTTGGCGTACTTGGAGCCGTAGGACTTGGACAGGCAGTTGCCCTGGTCGTCGAGGAAGAACAGGCGGGCGGAGGAGGTGCCGTCCTCGTTGTGCTTCACCTTCTCGAACTTCGGCTTGATGAGCTTCAGTTTGTAGGTGCCATTGACTTCGATGGACTTGAGGGGCGGGCGGTCGTTTTGGTTTTCCATGATGGGAGATTAGGCGAAGGAGATGTTGGTCGCGGCGCTGGGCTTGGCGGCGAGGTCGATGGTGGTGATCTCCTTCTGGTAGCCGGGCCACTCGCCCGAGGCAGTGCAGTCCTTGTAGAGTTTGATGACGCGCTCGAAGTCGAATGCGGCGTTGGTCATCAGTTCCGGGCCGAGTTCATAGACGGCGGTCGCGTAGGGCGGCTCCTTCTCGACGGCGATGAAACGGAAGCCGAGGACGCGGCACTTGAAGGCCGACTCGACGGCGTGCCGGTAGAAGTATGCCTGGAGGTTATAGCGGTACTTGCGGACGGCCTGCAGGAAGCCTTGGGGGCTGGCATCTTCGCAGGTCTTGAGGTCGTAGATGTAGCCGTCGTCTGAGATGCCGTCGATGGCGCACTTGACCAGCGTGTCGCCGATGAAGGCGGTGAACATGACCTCGGTCTTGGAGAGGACGATGCCGTGCTCCTTCATGCAGCCGATCGCGGCGTTGGAGACGGCGTCGACTAGTTGGCCTTCGTCAGCGGTCAGGATGGCCTTGCCATCGTTGGCGGTGACGAACTCAGCCCAAGCGGCCTTGCCTTCCTTCGTGCGCTTGTCTACCTCGGGTGCGATGGCGTGCGTGGCGTTGTAGGCGTCGAGCCCTTCGAGGGCGAGCTTATGGACGGCGGTGCCGACGCGGAGGGCCTTGGAGTCCTCGCGGGTGCGGGCGAGGTACGCCTGGTAGTGGGCGGGGGACTTGAGCAGTTCCTTGGCGCCGGATTGGTTGAGCGCTTGGATGCCGTCATAGATGACGC